CTATAACGACGATCCAACCAAGAGAAACATGGTCTTGTAGTATGTGTTCCATGATGATTTTCCAACCCCTGAGCAAGCTTGGAAGAACGTTAAGTCCGCTGGTTATCAACCATTCTCACTACAAACTGTAAAGCCTGAGGCTAAGAAGGCTGGTGCTGATGGCAGAGGCATATCGGTCTCTAACATAAGTGGGCGTATGACAATGTCTGATCTGGAATGGAACATAGACGAAATTAGCGAGTATGTTGTTGGCAGTACGATGGGAATGAGCGTGGGTGATGTTGAGTCGAAGGTTACAAGGAGCCTGACAAGAAATAAGCAAGAGGGTTATGTGACGATACAGATAAATTTTGACCTAAGTGGGTACTCACCATGCATGGATGATGAATTTCAACAGAGACAGTGTGATTTTTGGGCAGAGGTGTTCGACAACGAAGAGGTAAAATTAACGCATAGAAACTACAAGAATGCGCCATTTGTAATGAATGAGTTGGGCTACAGACTACTTGGTTAAAATCCTGGAAGGGACATTGAAGGCTGGAAGGGTAAGCAGAATACGTTTACTCATACTTGTATAATGTCCTTGTGTGTTAACGTTTTGAGGCAGAGACATGACAGGTGGAGTACAGCTTCAATCGACTTGTGTGCGTTCATTGACGATGGAACAGCATCATTTGTGGTGCCAGAGAAGGATGCACAAACGTTATTAGATAACTTTAAGCCAATCATTGTTGAAGTGTATAACGACTTGGGATTTTACATATCGGAGCCTAAGACTTACTTTTCGGACAGATTCACTATTTAACTAAATATAATCTGGTACTACGGAGTTCGTATGTATGATGGCATGAAGGTGATAATGAAATATAATGTTGAAGAAGAGGAATAATACACTTCATTGGATGACAAAATAGAAAGGAGAAGGGCTGCAATGCAGGGAGCAGTTGAAAACGGAACAACCAAATCTCAAGCATAAATTAATTTCCTTTACATGGTTATGAGGGAGCTGCAGCTGTAAGGGAATGTCTCCTCCAACATGGGTGTGCTGGAATACGCATTATTTCTCATAGCACCGAAAAGCCACGCGGGTCTGGGGTTGCCAATCTTGAGTACAGCTTTTAGTTCTGTAAACTCCTAGAGTGTTTCGGATGCATGGTCCTGGATTAGCATGATATCCACGCACCGCGAGGAGTAGTCTCACATACTGCCAAACCTTGTGTAGGCTCCATTGAAGGTCAAAACCTCTACACAAATCTTGATAAACCCTATGTCGAGTCCGGTTGCATATGGTACCAGGAACATAAACTTGATAACTACTCAAATTATTTCCAGGATTAAGGACAAGAGGTAGATGCTGTCTAGTAGAGTCAAGGAACTGTTGGAGAGGTATGAGTCTTTCGACTTGGATGGTTTTGCAGCAGCTGTTGTGGCAGGAGAAATCACAGTAGTATAACTCTTAGCATGCTACAACTCCACCCCACATGCCCAACTTTCATCAATGATATCTAAAATGACCACAACTTCAACCACAAATTACTTCATAAGTCCCAAAGCCAGAAGGTAAATAAACAATCGAAACAAAAGAGACATGAGGACCTCAAGTAGGATATTCTGTTCTATGTTAATGGGTAACTAAAATGAAATGATAGATCACGCAATAAATAACAACGACAGTAGATATTGTCAGTAAGACCTCAAGGACCATGTCGACACCAACACCGTTGACCCAGATTAGACACACATCAATTGATATATGCTGTCATAGACTCTTTAAAGAAAAAACATCATTAAATATAGATAAAACGATGAGGAAAGGTCAGAAAAAATTTAAAAAGAAGCCGAAGCTTCTTAGTATACGCTGACGGAGTTATTTAGGTTAGGAAGCATCATGGACTATTCATGTCACATGTTCTATGTATTGGTTTGTTACTTTACCAATGCACTAGCATTATTTAAAGATATAAATGATAGTGCAATTGCATTGGTGATGTAAGAAGCTAATACAATAGTCAAGAGACATGAATAGTCCTTGTTGCTTCCTAACCTAAATAACTCGGTGTGCGTAATGTAATCAACCTTCGTTTATCTTTAAATTTTTTTCATTCTATTTTTGTAATTAATCAAATTTGCAAACTAAAAGTAGTAGTCTTATCTGAATGTATGTGGCACTGTATTCGTTTTAACCTATTTATTGTTATCTACCATCCTAAAAACTATAACTAAATGTCACTAGGACGATAACTAAAAAAGTGACATTTAGGAGGGTTAAAGCACATTCTAATTTCTTTAGGAAATTATGTCTGTGTAAGAATACAAGTGCAAAAAGGGTGAATTCGCTTTCAAATTGTCGAAGATGAAGAATATGCCAAGGGAAGTATGGGAGCAAGTGTTGAGAAAAAGCGATGAGTGGTTTGAAGGAGGGAAGTTGGAGGCATTTGAAACCTCTTCATAGTATCAACCAGGTATAGTGTTGCCGACCGGAACATTTAAGGAGATGTCAGCAGCAAAAGACGAATAATATGCGGCATATATACAGAATTTTTGGACGAACTCTAGGCAGGACTGCTCCAAATCTAAGAGGTGGACTAATTCTGGCCTAATTTTGTTGAGGAATTGCTTGAGGGCAAGGAAAATATTGATCGGTCACTCACACACCATGCATTTGGTTTCAAAAATGTTCGATATAGATGCGTCCTAATGGAAATAAAACTACAAGAACGTGATTATCCAAAAAGACAAATCCTTGATAGTGAAATATTTGATGAGATCACAAGGTGAATTGAACCAATCTAGCACAAGAGTATATGGCAACTTGTAACAGCGGTGGAACCAGGACTACCAGGAAATTTGCGACCAGTGGTACGAGAAATAGGACTGTTTAAACTCCGTTACATAAGCCAGGAGGTCTCGGCTCCAAATCAGTTGCTCATCTACACACAGGCTGAAACCTACAAAGCCTAGATTCTTGTCCAAAAGGGCCATGAAGAAGACCAAGCAATTCATCATTAGGAGGCCGGACTTGAAGCTGAACTTGGGATGCACAATGCCCTTTAAATTCAACAAGGATATGGGGATGTACTACATGTGGCTTGGAAGGGACTTGCTAGTATTCACCAAAGACGATTAAAAGAGGTTAATGGCCTATTGTAAGTCTATAGCAGCCATGTAATCATAGGCAGCCGGTTACATGTTGATAGCAGCAAACGATGCAAAGTCTGATTCAAGGAAGTGGATAGACTACTTTGAACAGATAATAGACATGTTAAGGGACATGTTCAGGTAGGCTACAGTCAAAAATGCTGATTATTTGTGCATGTAATTGAATAAGGCGTAAGGCCTCTATCTGGCAAGGGTGGCAGGTAAGTAATCAGATGAAGGCTGGAATGAGCTGTATAGCCAGGCGGTCGACAAGGGATGGGCTAATTATAGGTACTGGGAATACTAATACAACTGGTTGACGTCCATGCCCGTTGATGCTGCATTGGACTTGGGGAAATTCTTCAAGGTGTTCCAAGTGCCTAATTATGACTTGGGTGCGTCTTTTATAGACAAAATAAACAAGTAATAGGAAAAAGATCCAGCACCTTTGCAGTAATGGAACAACTTAAGAAGGATGATGAAGAGACAACTCACGGAAGCCATATTGCAGAAAGAGGGAAATTTGAAGCGTTTATACTCAATCAATTCCGTCCTACCAGGGTTCGATGCTAAAGCAGGTTACATGATATTGATAAAACAGAATATGGTTCCTAAAGATTTAGCATCGTGGGATTTCATCTCTGTTAGGGGTTTGATGACATGGAAAAAGAGACCCGAAAATGCCAGTACGTGGTACAAGGACTCAGGAGTTGCCCCTGACGACTTAGATTCCTATAACGACGATCCAACCAAGAGAAACATGGTCTTGTAGTATGTGTTCCATGATGATTTTCCAACCCCTGAGCAAGCTTGGAAGAACGTTAAGTCCGCTGGTTATCAACCATTCTCACTACA